ACCGTAATTTTAAATTCTATAAAATGACCCTGCTTCGGCAGGGTTTTTTATTGTCGGCACCTGATTTGACTAAATAGACGATAAAACTAATAAGGAGTTATTGTGGCTGGTTTTGTTGAACTCACAATTGAACAGGGTGCTAATTATTCTACAACCGTTACTGTAAACGATTCGAACGGTTCTCCCACCAATTTGACCAATTATACTGCGGCCGCACAGTTGAGAAAATCGTATTACTCAACGACTGCAACGGAATTTACAGTTGCGGTTACTGATGCAGCTGCAGGTCAAATCACAATGTCAATCACCTCAGCAAATACTGCTAACTTAGCTCCCGGAAGATATGTGTATGATTTGTTAATTACAAGTCCTACAAGTGTAAAATCAAGAGTTATTGAGGGAATTGCCACAATATTGCCTTCTGTAACGAGGTAAAATATGGCGATAACCGCTGTTGTAAACACATCTGCTGCTTCGACTGTAATAGTAAAGCCTGCAAGTAAATATGAGGCTGTTGTTACTGTTGCACCATCAGCGAATATTACGCTGAGCACCTTAGTGAATGTTGATACATCGGGTGCGGAAGATGGTGAAGCGCTTGTTTATGATGCAGCAAACAACATTTATGTAATAAAAGAAATTGAAATTAATTCAAATAACATCACCAACATTAATGGTGGAGCATTTTAAAAAAGGATAAGAAATGGCAAATACAGTCATTCAACTAAAATATTCCGAAGTAACGGCAACGCCGGCATCGCTTAATGTTGCGGAACCTGCGTATTCTAATTCTTCTGGGAAACTTTTCATTGGTGATAACAATTCAACACCAGTGCTGATTGGTGGTAAGTATTATGTCGACCGAGTAGATGAAGCAACAAGTGCCAATACTGCCAATGTAATCGTAAAACGAGATAGTGCAGGAAGTTTTTCTGCAACCGTTGTTAAAGCAGATTTGTATGGTAATGCCAATAGTGCAACACAACTATTAACGGCACGAACAATTGGTGTTACTGGTGATGTTGAGGCCAACTCTGTATCATTTGATGGTACGCAAAATGCAACATTAAACTTAGAACTTACCAACACAGGTGTAGGTGCAGGCAATTATGGTGGCGCCACACAAATTCCTACATTTGCGGTTGATGTAGATGGTCGTATTACTTCTGCTGCCAATGTGGCAATATCCACAACACTAAACATTGCTGGTGATACAGGCACAGATGCTGTCGCTCTTGCTACCGATACAATTACATTTGTTGGTGGTGATGGTATCACCACAGTCGCTTATTCAGCAAACAGTAATGTTAAATTTGATGTTGATAATACTGTTGTTCGAACAACTGGTGGCACAATCTCTGGTGATTTGGCAATTACAGGCAACCTAGTTGTTTCTGGTAACACAATTACACAAGATGTTGAAACAATTGTTGCACAAGATTCTCTCATTGAATTGGCCGCAAATAACGCAGCCGATGCACTTGATATTGGTTTCTTTGGTTCTTATGTTTCTTCAGGAACAAAATATACTGCATTATTCCGTGATGCGTCTGATTCAGGTAATTATAAACTCTTAACAGGTGGTACAGAAAAACCATCTGCTGGTAATACTGTTAATGCACAAGCATTTTCTACTGCAACACTTGTTGCAAATATTACTGGCGCCACAGTATCAGGTCTAACTGCCGCCATTGCGATTGCAGATGGTGGTACAAATGCTACATCATTTAATACAGGCAACTTAGTATTCTTTAATGGAACATCACTTGCTTCAATTGCAAATACAGGTAGTGCAGGCACATACGCTAATGCATCACATGTTCCAGTTATCACCACAGATGCATATGGTCGAGTTTCGTCTGTAACAAATACTGCTATTGCAATTGATGCTTCACAAATTACATCAGGTAATATCGCAATTGCTCGTGGAGGTACAAATAATAACGGTGGTTATACAACAGGTGCCGCATTACAATTTGATGGTTCTAAGTTTGTATCTTTAGCTAATACTGGCACCGCAGGAACTTTTGGTGCAGAAAACTTTATTCCAAGAATTACTACTGATGCATATGGCCGTGTAAGTTCAGTTTCAAATACTGCAATTGGTAATTTAAGTGCTGCAATTATTACAACTGGTACATTACCTGTTGCAAGAGGTGGTACTGGAAATACCTCATTTACAACAAATGCTATTTTAATGGGTCAAGGTACTTCTGCGGTAACCACAGTTGCATCTTCTACTGAAGGTCATGTTTTACAAATTAATGCTTCGGGTGTTCCAACATTTGCACACTTGAATGGCGGCTTCTTCTAAAATTATGAAAGGATTTTATTATGGCAGATGTAAAATTTTTAACGCATTACAACGAAACAGTAATTGAAAACTTTGTTTCGGTTGTAAAACAAAATTTATTGTTTCAAGCACAAATTCGTGGATTAGAAGAACATTTAAAAATTATACCTGAACTTCAAAAAAGTGCAGAACAATTTGAAGAATTAAAAGTAGAAATTGTTAGGTTAAAAGATGATAATGTTAACTTAACAAATCAGTTGGAAAGTAAAAAATCAATTGTTGAAAATGCAGATAAAATTGATACTGATAGGTTTAGATTACAGACCGCAGTAAATACTCAAATGCGAGAAATTTCTGGATATAAAGAAACAATTGAAAATTTACAGAATCAACTAAAAGAAACAATTGAAAATTTTCAGAAACAACTGAAAAAAGAAACAGAATACACTAAACAGTTGGAAGAAATGTTGCCAAAGACCGCAAAGAAAAAATTAGGCATCGAAATTGTTGAACAAGTTACCAAAGAAGAGGTATTAAAAACCGAAAGTTTACCATTAAATAATACTGAAAAAAATATAAAAGTAGAATCGAGTGGCGGAACTTTCTAAATGCCAAACACAGTAATTGCAATTCGCCAATCTGCTGGGACTGGCAATACACCTTCTCTTGGAGTTCTTGCAAACGGCGAGTTAGCACTTAACTACGCCGATGGTATTCTATACTATAAAACTACAGCAAATACCCTTGGTTCAATTAGAACAACGCAACCAAGCGGTCTTAATCAAGAGGTTCAGTTTAACGATTCTGGATCTTTTGGTGGCAATTCTGCATTTACATTCAACAAATCACTTGCAACACTCAATGTAACCAACATTAACACATCATCAATAATTACTGGTGGTGGTTCTGGTGGTATTATTTCTGGTGCAAATGTAATATATTCAAATACATTTGTTGCTAACAGTACCACAACCTCAATATCAAATTCAACTGGCGCCATTATTTCAAATGGCGGTTTAGGCGTTAAAGGTAATGTTTATGCTGATGCAATATATGATGGTGGTATTGAAGTCATATCATTTGCAAATCAAGCTTTTACACAAGCAAATTCTGCTAATGTTTTAGCACAAGCTGCATACAATCAAGCAAATTCCGCATTATCAAATACCAATTTAAATGTTTCAGGAACACTTAGAGCATTAAATCAAGGTGGTGATGAAGGTGGTGAAATATTTTTAGACAGACCAGTAACCAATACTTCTTTGGCAGCTGGTATAACAATTGATGTTTATCAAAATAAATTAAGAATTTTTGAAACTGGTGGTAGTGTTCGTGGTGTCTTTATTGACATAGCAAATAGTGCCGCAGCAGGAGTTGGTACAGATTTATTAAATCCTACTTCGGCACCAGATACAGTAGCAAGAACTATTGCTAATGCAGCTTTTGCTCAAGCAAACTCTGCTAATGTTCTTGCACAAGCCGCCTTTGATAAGGCGAATACAGATGTAACATCGATAACAACTACCGCTGGTGTCTATGGTAATGCAACCCATGTACCGGTTATTACATTAACTGCCAATGGTCGCATAAGTTCAATTACAAATACTGCAATATCTGGTGGTGGCGGTAGTTCAGCAAATGGTTTTGGCCAAATTGTTGCCAATGTAGGAACAATTCTTGCAACCAGCTCAAATGATTCTTTTCAGATAGTTGGTGAATCAGGTATTTCAGTTTCCTCTAATGTGGTTGCAAAAAAAGTTATTGTAAGTGTGCCTGCAGGTTATACTTTTACTACTGCTGACTACGGTTTTGTTTATGAAGATACCAATGTAATATACGATTACGGAACACTATAAATAAACACTATGGCGACACAAGTTCAATTAAGACGAGGTAATACATCACAGACTAACGCATTTACAGGTGCGGTAGCCGAGATTACTGTTGATACCGATAAAGAAACTATTGTTGTTCACGATGGTTCAACAGCAGGTGGTTTTCCATTAGCAAGAGAAAGTGCGTTATCTGCTAATTCAACATTTTCTCAAGCGGCATTTAATCAAGCCAATACTGCAAATGTAACTGCCGAAGCCGGATTTGCAAAAGCAAATTCATCCAATGTTCTCGCTCAAGCGGCTTTCAATAAAGCAAATACTGCAAATGTTATTGCAGATTCCGCATATGCTTTTGCTAATATTGCTAACATTAAAATTGATTCTGCGTTTTCTTTTGCTAACACAGTTAATATTAAAACTGATGCCGTTTTTGCCTTTGCCAATACAGTTAATATCAAAACAGATGCGGCCTTTGCATTTAGTAATACTGTAAATATTAAAACCGATGCTGCATTTACTAAGGCTAATGCGGCTAATGTCCTTGCACAAGCCGCTTTTAATAAAGCAAATACTGATTTAGCGAACACAGGAACAAGTGTAACTGCAAACGGTCTCACTCAATACACATTTGCAAACACCACAGTTTCCACATCTAATACAACTGGTGCATTAACCGTTGCTGGTGGTGTGGGTATCAAAGGTAGTATTTACGCTGATGCGATTTATGATGGTGGTGTTGAAGTAATTTCTTTTGCTAATCAGGCATTTAATTTAGCAAATACTGCCAATATTAAAATTGATTCTGGATATGCTTTCGCAAACACAGTTAATATCAAAGTTGATGCGGCTTTCTCTTTTAGTAATACCGTAAATATTAAAACTGATGCGGCTTTTAGTAAAGCAAATACTGCTAATATAACAGCAGAAGCCGCATTTAGTAAATCCAATTCTGCCAATGTTCTTGCACAAGCAGCTTTTGATAAAGCGAATACTGCCAATATAACTGCTGAAGCTGCGTTTGCAAAAGCAAATACTGCCAACACTACGGGTGAAGCTGCATTTACAAAAGCAAACTCCGCCAATGTTTTAGCGCAAAGTGCATTTGACAAAGCTAATTCAGCAAATATTATTGCCGATGCATCATATGTTTTTGCAAATACAGTCAACATTAAAACTGATGCGGCTTTTACTCAGGCAAATTCTGCAAATGTTTTAGCACAATCTGCGTTTAATAAAGCAAATAGTGCGCTTGCAAATACTGGAGGTTCAATTACAGGTGATGTAACTATTACAGGTAATTTAACTATTGTTGGCCAACAAATTTACGCCAACACTCAAACCGTATTAATTAAAGATAATATTATTACGCTTAATGCGGCAATTGACCAAGCATCTGCACCAAGTGCCAATGCGGGTTTAGAAATTGACCGTGGTTCTTCTGCAAATGTTTACCTATTGTGGAATGAAAATTCAGATGTTTGGCAATTCACAAATGATGGAACAACATATTATACAATTGCAGATACAACGACATTGGCATCTGCATTTAATTTAGCCAATACCGCTAACATTACTGCTGAAGCTGCATTTGCAAGAGCTAATGCTGCAAATGTTTTGGCACAAGCTGCATTTAATCAGGCTAATACCGCCAACATTAAAATTGATTCGGCATTTGCATTTGCCAACATTGCAAACATTAAAGTCGATTCGGCATTTGCATTTAGTAACACCGTAAACATTAAAACTGATGCGGCTTTTGTTAAAGCGAATGCTGCCAATGTTCTTGCACAAGCCGCTTTCGATAAAGCAAATGCAGCTTTAGCAAATACTGGAACAAGTGTAACTGCAAATGGTTTAACAATTTATACTTTTGCAAACACCACAGTTTCAACATCCAACACAACAGGTGCAGTAGTTATCTCAGGTGGTTTAGGTGTTAAAGGAAGCATATACGCTGATGCAATTTATGATAGTGGTATTGAAGTAATTGCATTTGCAAACTTAGCGTTTAATAAAGCCAATACCGCAAATATTACCGCAGAAGCTGCATATGCTTTTGCTAATACAGTTAATATCAAAGTTGATTCTGCATTTGCGTTTTCAAATACTGTTAACATTAAAACAGATGCCGCTTTTGTTAAAGCCAATGCAGCTAATGTTCTTGCACAAGCCGCTTTCGATAAAGCTAACTCTGTAACACAACAAGGTTTTGTCACAGTTGCCGCAAACGGCACCAATGTTGTTGCGGATGCAAATAATGATACTCTTACATTAAGTGCCGCAAACGGTATTGGTATCACTTCAAATGCAACAACCGATACAATCACAATTAACTTAACTCCAACAGGGGTAACATCAGGAACTTACGCTAACGCAACACATGTTCCAGTATTTGCTGTCGATGCACAAGGTCGTTTATCTTCTGTAACAAATACTGCCATTTTATTCCCAGCAGAAGCAGATACATTACAGACTGTTACAACAAGAGGTTCTACAACCGCTAATGCTATTAATATTACAAACACAACCGCATCAACATCAAAAACTACTGGTGCCTTGCAAGTTGCTGGTGGTGTTGGTGTATCGGGTAATGTTTCTACATTAGGTATAAATGTTGATAATAGAGTTGATTGGCCAGCATCAGGCACTGGTGCTCCAACACTCACTACAAAAAGTGCCGGCACTAAAGTAGTCTTATATCCATCAATATCTGGCAGCACAACGGATTACGCTATAGGTATTGATGCTGCCACAATGTGGTACGGTGTTCCAGAATATGGTGACTCATTTAAGTTTAAGTGGTATGGTGCTACAACTGAAGTAGCTTCTATAACTGGTACTGGTCTATTTACAACAGTTTCCGCAAATATTACTGGAACAACTGCATCCACATCGAATACAACTGGTGCAATAACTGTTGCTGGTGGTATTGGTGTTAAAGGTAATGTTTCTGCTAATGGTATTATTTTTGATGATGGTACAAGACAAACAACTGCTGCTTCTGCAGGTGGCGCCACAATTGCTGATGTGTTGGCACTCTCAATAGCACTAGGATAAAAAATGCCAACAATTACAACCAGAGCAAAATTTAAAGATTACTGTCTAAGAAAACTAGGTTTTCCAGTTATTCAAATTAATGTGGATGACGACCAAGTTGAGGACAGAATCGATGAAGCATTGGCATTTTGGGCAGACTATCATTATGATGGCACCGAAAAGATTTATATGAAACATAAAATTACGGCAGAAGATATTTCTCGCCGTTGGATTTATGCACCTGATGCCATTACATTTGTAACTGGTGTTTTGCCATTTGATGATTCCAATTCATCAATCAACATGTTTGACCTAAGATATCAATTAAGGTTACACGACCTTTATGATTTCACATCGGTATCTTATGTTTCATATGAAATTACAATGCAACATATTCGTTCTTTACAATTATTATTTTCGGGAACACCACAGTTTAGATTTAATCGTCACCTGAATAAATTATTCCTTGATATTGATTGGGACAGAGATTTACAAGATGGTGAATATGTTATTATTGAATGTTACCGCAAACTTGTTCCAGACACAATTACTTTAACAGGAACAGTAACGGCTAACATATCTTCAAATACACTTACTGGTTATGGTACAATTTTTGACCAAGAAGTTTTAGAAAATGATTTCATTACAATTGGTACTGAATCAAAACAAATTCGCAACATTAATTCACCATCCCAAATTACATTAGTTGGACCAATGAGTGCGAATGTGAATAATGTAACTGCAACTTTGTCTGGAATTTCAGATGTTTGGAATGACCGTTTCTTAAAGAAGTATGCAACTGCTTTAATTAAGAGACAATGGGGTAATAACCTTAAAAAGTTTAGTGGCATTGCAATGCCTGGTGGCGTTACATTAAATGGTAAAGAAATCTATGATGAAGCAGAAGCGGAAATAAAAGAGATTGAAGAAGATATGTTTAATTTCAACAGTCTGCCAAGCGAAATCTTTACTGGATAATGATGAATGTCTACCAACTTTTATTTCAATAATTTTCCTGCTGAACAAATTACCTCAGAGCAATTGCTCGTTGAGGATTTGGTTATTGAAGCAATGCAAATTCATGGCATGGATGTTTATTATCTACCAAGAACATTAAAAAGTGGAAATGAAATTGATTATTTGTATGGTGAAGATACTGTTAAAGAATACCTAACTGCATATCCAATTGAAATGTATATGGAGAATGTATCAGGTTTTGATGGTGACGGAGACTTTGCATCTAAATTTGGACTTGAAGTGCGAGATGAAATTACTATGTTAGTTTCTCGCCGTAGATTTAAATACTCAACCGGTTCATCTAATTTACCAAGACCTAGAGAAGGTGATTTAGTTTTTATTCCACTCACTCGTAGTTTTATGGAAATTATGTTTGTTGAACATGAAAATGACCAAGCAATGTTTTACACATTAGGTCGTGGTCGAGGCGGCAATGTTTATGTTTATGCATTAAAGCTGAAAGAACTTGTTTTTTCAAATGAGAGAATTTATACAGGTACTGCCGAAATTGATGACAACATCCGTGATTACTATACAAGAAGCCAATTAACTATGTCTCTTTCTACTGGTTTGGGAACATATGAACCTGATGAAATTGTGTTTCAATCACCAGACAGAACTCTTGCAAATGCAACCGCACAAGCTACCGTTCATACTTGGACAAAGGCTGCATCTGCAAGAACATTGGATGTTTATCGTGTAATGGGAACTTTTGCCAATGCATCAAATACAATTGGTGCAACATCTGGTGCCTACTATACAACATCAGGAACAATTAATGACAATGCATTTGATAATAATGCATTTGAAAATATTATCGACAATACACGAATTGAATCTGAATCCGATTCAATCATCGACTTTACAGAAGTTAACCCATTTGGTGAAGCATAATGCTAGGTAATGCACATTTTTATAATCGAACTATACGCAAAGTTGTTGTTGCGTTTGGTACACTTTTCAATGATATTTACCTACAAAGGTACAATAAGTCAGGTGCAACTTCATATGAAAAATTTAAAGTGCCACTATCTTATGGTTCAAAAGAAAAATACATAACAAGAATTACACAAGACCCTACATTTACAAGGTCTATCAATACTGTTGTTCCTAGAATTTCTTTTGAAATGACAGGCATTTCTTACGATTCTGGAAGAAAACAAATATCAACACTACAAAATTTTAATCAGACTACAACAGGTGTCAAATCACAATATGTTCCTGTTCCTTATGATTTTAATTTTTCAATGTCAATCTATGTAAGAAACACAGAAGATGGTACACAAATCGTAGAACAGATTCTTCCTTTTTTCTCACCAGATTTTACTGTTTCGGTTAATTTTATTAATGAGATGGGCAAAAAATATGACATGCCTGTTATATTAAATTCTGTTAATACAACCACAGATTATGAAGGTGATTTTTCTACAACAAGATTAATTCTTTGGGATTTAGAGTTCACAGTAAAATCATTTTTATGGCCACCTGTCAAAGGCGACATTGGACTTATTGGTGACGCTTATGCAAATAATTCTGCAAATGGCGGCATATCATATGGTCGTGCATTTACAAATATTTACAATGAACCTAATGACAGAGTAACTCAACAAGTTACAGTAGATTATGCTAATGGTAATAACTATTTTACGACAGGCGAAACAATCAGAGTC